TATGCCCGGGGGTCTCGCAGCCGGAACTAAAGCCGTAGAAGGAGATCTCCTTTTCTCATGGGCTAACGGTCAGGTTGTCCCTGGTGTAGCTCTCGGTGGTCGCTATGCTCTGAAAGTTCCTTTCACAAACACTTCTGGAACTACTCAGGTTGATACTAAAGTAGACATTCCTGGTTCTGTGAGAATTACAGACTGTATGCTGAACGTTAGTACAGCAGCAAGCGGTGGGACTCTCGACGTTGGTTTTATCAATGCAGGCGAAAACGGTGACGAAGACGGGCTTCTCGATGGTGAGTCATGCACGAATACAGGACTCGTATCCCATAACCTTGTAGATGGAACTGCCGGAAACATCACTCTCGGAGCACTTCTCGAAGAACTTGAAATAGCAGAAGCAAACGGTGGAACTGCTGTAACTCTCGCTGTGCCAACCGGATACAAGACCGATGGTACAATCAAGAGTCTCGTCTATACTCCAAGCAATCACGCGATAGCAGGTGACATCTATGTCTTCATAGAGAGTCCTGGTTTCGTGCCAGTGGGGAGAGCCGGAGCAGCAGCAGACGCTACAAGTGCAGCAGTCGGAATCTTCGTGGAGGCAACACTTTAAGGGGGTCTGAAAAATGGTATACTCAACCGAATACAGGGCAATTTCCTACTTCAACAGTAAGATGGTCGTCCCTCTTACCTACAATTTTACTGCAAGAAGCCTTTTCCTGAAACAGACTCCGATACAGGATGAAAAGGACATCATGGAGTTTGACAGGATTACCGATATGGGAGAAGCTGTAGTCAGCTATGATCTTCCTGGCATCTCCATAGAACGTGATGAGATCAAGACCACTCAAGATACTGTCAGGATGATTTACCTGTCTAAAGGATGGCAGATTTCAAACAAGAAGTGGAAAGCATTTGAGACACTTGGTATTGATCTCCCTCTTGAGAACATGAATTCTGCGCTTCGTGTCATAGGCACAAAAGAAAATGAACTTCTCACTGTTTCCTACAAACCTGATAACTCAAATGTCCGTGTGAATGGTCTGTATGCAGGAGCCGGAAACACTCAGGCCGGTGCTGACTTCGGAACTCCAGGGAATGCAACTACTACAGTCGGAAACGGTCTATCCCTCATCAGAGCAGACAAGATTTCCGGTGTGAATCACAATCTCGTTCTCCCTGAAGTTCAGTACACTCAGTTGAGCATTTCCAGGTCTACTACTACCGGACTTCGTGAATGGAACGATATCCTTGAACTTCTGAACATGGAAGGCGGTCCTGCACCTGGGCGTATCATCATGAATCCATATATGGCGGCTGACACTGGTATGCTCACTCCTGCTGATCCTGACGGTCAGTATATTGAACTACTTGTGGGCCAGAATATCACTAACGAGGTTGGAAGGGACTCAAGGGAACCACTCTCAAGCCCGATGTACGGGAAGACCTACGAGAAGATTGCACCGCACATAATCCACCCGAATTCTATCTGTCAGTTGACCGGAATCTAATGGGGCTTTTAGATGGGTTATAGAGTCCTAAAGAGTCAGTTCGGATATGGTGGAACTGTCTATAAACAGGGTGAAGTAATTGAGCTTCCAGACGACGAAGCTCTTTACTATATCGAGCAGAACGTTGTTGTTGGTGACGTAGGGGCTAAACTCCCTACTGATGCCGATAATCTTCTTGCAATCAAAGAGAAAGAATGTGAAAAGTTTAAGGAAATCATTCGAGTGCAAACGGCTGAGATTGCAAAACTGACTGCGGAACTCAAGAAGAAAGATGATATTGTCAAGAATCTGACAGCCAAAAAACGGTGATTTTCATTGACTCTAGCAGATGTAATTGAAACCGTATCCACGTATAAAGTAGGGGATGCAGCAACAGATAACATTTCTAATGCGCAGCTTACGCTCTTAACTTCTCTTACATCTGCACAGGTCACAAGATTAAATCCAGGGTTTACCGGAGATGAACTCTTACTTTTTCAAGCTTACATAATCCTTGACAGATGGGAAAACCGTTCAGGCAAAGGGCAGATCACCGAAAAAACGGTAAAAGATACACGGTGGGCTGTCAAAAGTACCTCTAGCACTTCAGTCTGGATGGATCTAGCAAAAGAAATGATTTCTCAGTACAAAGAAAATAATTCTATTACTCTGTATCCTTCTGGTGTCGCTCGCAATGATTCTCTCATGAAAGGACTTGATTCCACTGAAGTTTCTCAATGGGGGGATCTGTCTGGCTCTCTTTGAGATGAATTACACACGGTCTGTAACGGTAGCTCCCTGTACTTCTGAGGATGTCTATGGGAAGCGCAGTTATGGGACTGCTGTAACAGTTCCCGCTTGCATAGATTATCTCATAAAAAATATTAAGGATTTTAGGGGAAATGAGTTTATTACTTCCGGTTGGCTTGCTTTGCCTCCTGATACCGCTATCACTTACAGTTCTAAAATTACAATGCCGGACGGTTCAAATCCTTACATCGGTTCTATTGGTGACGCTTACGATGAAGAAGCTGGCGAAGTTCTCTATCTCGAAGTTTACGTTGGTAGAGTCAGTCCAGGCGAGGGTTCATTATGATGGATGCCGAAGCCGGAATACGGGCAGCACTTGAAAAGATGTGGAAAGCTTCTTGTCAGGCTCTCGATGAATCCGCAGACGAAATTCTCAAGATTTCATCTCAAACTTACTGTCCTGTAGATACCGGACTTCTCAAGAGCACAGCAAAAGATGAGCTTGTAGTAGATTCGGATTCAGAGCATACGAGAGAACTGTCTTATGACACTGATTACGCTAAAATAGTTCATGAAGTCCCTTATAACCACTATAACCCTCCGCTTGCTCAATACAAATATTTAGAAGTTCCCATGAGACTTCAAGAACAAAAAGTAGTTGCTAACATACAGTCAGCAGTGAGGGATTCTATTGACTCTTGAGACGTACCTTTCTGATATTGCTACTTATCTTCAGACTCAGGGATATGGAGTGGTAGGATCATCCACGACGTCTACGCCTATCCAGATTGGCGGCTACTATGAGTCAACCTATAATGCAATATTCTTGACAAGTTACGGAGGTTCAGATTCAAACGAGATTGTATCAACGGAAGCAAGCTCAATCAATCCTGATTTTCAGATTCTTGTAAGACATTCTTCCCAACAGACAGCAATAGAAACTTCCGCAAGTATTTACAGGCTACTCCGAAAAAAGGTATCTTGGGATATTGGCACAACTCATTTTATTTATGTGAGAGGGAAAGCCCCGCCGATCTTCGTAAGAAAAACAAATTCGGGTTTTTTTGAATATTCAATTAATTTCTCAGCATCTTTAAGTGACTAAGAACCACCACATTGAGGAAAAACGAACATGGTAACACAAGCATATGCATGGAAAGACATTGTAACAACCTTTACAAATGCAGCCGGAGTTGCAAAAACTGTAGCAGAAATTAAAACTGTTCCGGCTCCCCAATTTACCGCAGAAGACATCGATGTAACAAATCAGGACTCAGGCGGCGTAAAAGAGTTTATCGCAGGACTCAAGGAAGGTAATGAGATAGAATTTGTGGGGAACGATGTCCCAAGTGATGAAGGTCAGTCAAATCTCGCAGCAGCAGCAGACGCGGGAGAAAGTGGTACATTCCTGTTAGCTTTCCCTTCAGGAAGAACTATAGAATTCGATGCAGCCATAAAAACTTTTGACATTATCGAGGATAATGGAGCAGGAGCGTTCTCCTGTAAAGTAAAAGTTTCAGGTGCTCCACGTAGAAGCACAGGTGCTCTTGCACAGCTTTCTGACCTTACTACCACAGCCGGTACTCTTTTCCCTGCCCCGTTTGATGCGGATACTTACGAATATACTGTTTCATGCGCTAACAGCACTGCCACATGTAAGGTCACCGGTACATCGGCAAACACTATTAAAATTAACGGTGTGACTACTGCAACTACGGTAGCATCGGCTGACATAGCTCTCACAGAAGGAGCAGTGACCACTATCTACATACAGACAAGTGGCCCGTCTAAGAAGACTTGTAATTACAAGATATATGTCAGCAGAGCAGCAGCAACATAAGGGTGATTTGAAATGGTAACACGCGAAGTTCCCTTTGTTGGGAACTCTTCTTTTTTATTTTCATGGAAGAATATGAACGCATTCCGTGAAGCCTACGGAATTAAAACACTCGAAGATTTTGATAAATTCTATAGTCAGGTGAATACCGCGAAACTGACATTTGATGATGTCGCAAAAATAGCCAGTTTCGGACTTCAGAGAAAAGATAAAACCGTTTCAAAAGAGGAAGTTGACGATCTCATAGATGAATACATGGAAGAACACACTTTCACAGATTTCTTTGAGCTTGTTCTGACTGCTCAGATGACCTCTATGTATTCTCCTAATCAAGACGTGGGGGAAGCAAAGGGGGAAAAGAAACCCCCGAAACCTGGGAAGAATTAATCGATCTCAATCAAAAGGCAATGTATAGGTTGTGTGATGTCAATTACATTGATTTTTGGGATTATACACCTGCCGAAACATATGCCATGCTTGATATCGCTCATGATAAATTGAAATTCGAAGCTGTACGACATGCAGAACTTCTTATGTGGGTTGCGAATGCTCCGCATATAAAAAGAAAGGACAAGCAGGCCTGGAAGTTGGAAGACTTCTTGCCTGATTATGCGAAGGACATAGTTCATCACGAATTAACACCGGAAGAAGTTGAACGTCTCTGGTGGAATGCATGTGGTGATTAAAAAACGGTGATTTGATGGCAGGAGAGGGAACTAATGTAGGGCGTATCTATGTTAGTCTCGGCTTAAAAAACGAGATGGGTCAGGGACTAGCTAGTGCTACATCCCAACTTAAAAATTTTGATAATGCTTCTAAGAATATTGGAAAGAATCTAGAGTCTTCGTTAGGTAATTCCCTCAAGAACGTTTCTAATCAGTCATCCTCTCTTGGTTCTACCATCTCTAGCAATATTGGAAAAGCATTTTCCGGCATAGCTTCAAAAATCACGTCTTCGTTATCCGGTGCAAAATCGGCAATTTCCTCTTTTGCATCTTCTTCTGTTTCTGCTTTCAATAGTTTAACAGCAGCAGGAGATAGAGTATATCAGAAAATGGGTTTTTTCGGAACTGCGATGGCGGCTATATTCAGTTATAAGCTGAAAGCCGCTATACAGGACGCAGCAGAAGCCTTCATGTCTTTTGATGATCAGATGCGAAAAGTTTCTGCTGTCACGGAAAGTACAGAAAAACAATTCGCAGAATTAACAGCACAGGCTAAACTTCTCGGTGCTACTACTTCTTTTACTGCTCAAGAAGCCGCGCAAGCCATGACCTTGCTCGGTCAGGCAGGTTTTGACGCTAACGAGACTATGGCAGCAATGCCAGCGACTTTGAACCTCGCAAGATCTTCAATGACTGAATTAGCGACAACGGCTGACATCATGAGCAACATCATGAACGGTTTCAGGATAGCGGCAGACGATACGGAAAGAGCCGCAGATGTCCTCTCTAAAGCCGCTAATGCAACAAATACAGACGTGACACAATTGGGTCAAGCTATGAAATATGTTGCACCGTTAGCTTATCAGGTGGGATGGTCTCTAGAAGAGACAGCAGCAGCAGCCGGCTTACTTTCTAACGCAGGAATTAAAAGTAGCATGGCCGGAACTGTATTAAGAAACTCAATAAGTAGATTATTATCTCCAACTGAAAAATCCAAACAGATCTTACAATCCTATGGAATTACTCTTGACACAATCAGCCCTAAAACTCACTCTTTCGCTCAGATAATTGATATTCTCGCTCAGTCTGGCATCTCAGCAGCCGACATAATGACCGTCTTCGGGATGCGAGCAGGCCCAGGCATCTTAGCCATGATGAATATTGGTACTGGAGCTATCCGCGAAATGAATCAAACTCTGCTGGATAGTGCCGGATATGCTCAGAAAGCGGCTGATATGATGGATGCAGGGTGGGGCGGTACAATGCGCCGCTTCAGGGATATGATTGAGGCCATACAGATTTCATTTGGTCAGGCTATAGCATCTGTTCTTACTCCGTTTGTGAAAATGATAACGGTGATCGGAGTTGCCATTTCTCGATTACCTCAACCTATTCTTAAGTTAGCGGCTGTTTTCTCGATTGTAGCTGTCGCAGCAGGAACTCTACTTGTAGCTTTGGCGGCTTTGCCTGTTGTTGTAAGTGTATTGAGTGCAGGATGGGCAGCACTCGGAACGGTTTTAACAGGTCTAGGCACAGCCGCTATGGTTATCACAGGCTCGTTTTCAACGTTAGGAGCGGTTATACATCTCATGGCTTTACCGATATCAACTGTAGTAGCAGGTATAGCCGGATTATCAGCAGGGTTTGTAGCACTCGGTTTTGTACTGTATGAAATTGAGAAGAAAACACAGGTGTTTGCAAAAACGTGGGAAACCCTCAAGGATCTGTGGACTATAGGCACATATTATCTTGGAAAAGCCTTTGGTGAATTAAAAAAGGTAGTTGGGGATGCCATAGATGGCATAATGGAATCGCTGAGACAGCTTTCTGAAGACACATGGATAGGAAGATTTGTAGATAGTATTTCCAATGCTTACGATAAAATATCTCAGACTCTTGGAAAATGGAGAGCAGACACCCACGAAACAGCCGAAGCCATTCGAGCCGAAGAAGCAAAACAAGCTGAATCAACTGAGAATGTTCAGAAACAGATTGAAAATGCTCACAATGGAGTAGTAGCTTCTTATCAGACCGTAGACGAAGCAACCGGGGAAACCTACGCTTCAATGATAGAAAATGCTACCGATGCTGAATCCTCAGTTACAGGCACAAATGATTCTATCATTTCATCCAATGGGGATTTAATCACATCTTATGATGGAGTAACTACTGCCATAGGTGGAATTAAAGCTGCAATTACAGATATGTCACAGACTGACATATCTCAGATTAATGCAGGTTCTTCAGACCTTTCCTTAGATTCACTCACTAAAGGCATAGAGTTAGCAGATGGCTCTATGTTGACTTTAAATGAAGACGGTCAGCTTGTTATAAAAACCCTAGATGGAGTAATTACAAAACTGTCTGAGTTTTCAAGTGCGTCTTTGAATACTGCGTCAGGTGAACAGCTAACGGTTCTTGGTGGAGGGAAAGGAACTTACACTTCTACTGGAAAGCCAGCTAAAAAGATTTCACTTGAAGATGCTAAAAATGCAGAAATATCAACTGCTGATAGATGGGCGGCTGAAACGGGACAGAGTGTAATTACTCTGAATCCCGATGGATCGATACCTAATAAAAATACAAGAAGAACTTATAATTATTCAGTTGAAGAAGCAAACGATACAATCTTGAGTGATGCAGGAAGACCTAAAACTAAAGCATCTGGTCAAACAATTTCATTGGAAGAATCAAAATTAAGAGGAGAACAGTTTTCTAAAGGGACTAGACAGGAAGGAAGTGGGAAGACTGCTCTTTCTCAAAAGTATATTGACAGACTTGCTCAACAAAAAAAGATGGGTGAGACTGATGCAAATTACGAAAAAACCAAAAAGAGCATATCCAAAGCACTCACCGATGATGTAGGTTGGTCAGGCTTCTTTAAATCCATTTTTTCAGGAAATATAGGCACTGCTCTAGGTGGTTCATCTCCGAAAGAAGGGGGTACGTTCTCTAAACTTTGGGACAAAATCAATTACAAAGTTCCAGGTACAGAGAATCTTACCTCCGGTGCTTTTGACATTTCAGGAATTTTGAATTCATACGACACCCTAAAAGGAAAGATGGAAGAAGTAGATTCATTCTCTTTCAGTGGTTTACTCTCAAGTATCTCAAATATTGGATCAGAGCAAGACACAGCTTCGGGGAAAGCTGAAAACCATAAAGGAATCCTTGAAAGACTTGGTGGAACTTCTCTCTCAAATTTGTGGAGTCAGATCACAGGTGTAGGAAGTGAACAAGACACTGCAAAAGGTAAAGGAGAAGATCATAAGGGACTGCTCGACACATTCAATGGAATTTCGTTCTCAGGTCTTGTTGGCAGTATTCTAGGGGTAGGTTCAGAACAGGACACTGCAAAAGGCAAGGGAGAAGAACATAAAGGTGTTCTTGATCTCATTAATTCCACTTCAATGTCTTCCCTTATTGGTCAGATATTCGGTGTAGGATCGGAGGAAGACACTAGCACTACTAAGGGTGGATTCCTTAAAAGTGCATTAGATACCGTAAATTCGACATCTATGTCTTCCATAATTGGTCAGATCTTTGGAGTGGGATCAGAAGAAGATACCTCTGCCACAAAAGGCGGTTTCCTGAAATCTGCTCTTGATACTGTTAATAAAACTTCGATGGGTTCGCTTATCTCTCAGATTTTCGGTGTAGGATCTGAAGAAGTAAAGACTTCAGGAAAAACGACTACACTCACAGGGTATCTCATTCGAGCAGGTTCCGTCTCATTTTCAGGTACAATTTCCTCAATAAAATCTGTCATTTCTACAATTGAAAATGCAATATCCGCAGCAGGAAGACTCATAGTAAAACTTGCAGAAGCGGCTAAAGCAAAAGTATCTGATTATATTTCTAATTCTAGTTCTAAGTCAAGCGCAGCTAAAGCATCTCAAATGACTGCATCAGAAAAAACAACGAGGGCAGCTAATAATGCTGTTCGTAATAATAATATAAAAATCAACACTCAAAATAATTACAATTCTTCGAAATCGACTGCGGGCTTATTATAAAAAACGGTGTTTCCATGACTACATATACAATAGGACCAAGCGGTTCAGGTGCAGATTACATAGTTTCAGGCACAAGTGATCAAACTACTATCAACAGTGTACTGTCTACAGCCGGAGCCGCTTCAGGAAATATTGTATATTTGAAAGGTCCGTGTACTTATGATATTCAAGCCTCTGTGGAAGTTCCAAACGGTGTAACTCTCACCGGTGATTCTACAGCTATTCTCCGTATTCATAATGGGATGTCGTGGGCTGCACAAGTGCCTGTGATAAAACAGTCTAATTCAATAGCAAGCAACATCACGATATACGGTTTTCAAATTGATTGTAATAGGTGGAATCAGGTAGGGGATGAAGGGGATGGATTGTATAATGGAATTAATCTTGCAGGTGGCTCTACAAATCATGGGAGTAATGTTTCAGTTCATGACATGACTATTTATGATTCATTGGGTGACGGAATTCAATTAAAATATATTGATAATGTAACCACTTATAATAATAATATCAGTGTCATGGGACACGAAGGTATCTATTACATTGGACTTACAGGTGGAGATGTCTATAACAATACAATCGAGCAAAAAGACAATTCTGCTATCCGGTTAGACAACTGCAAGAATGTAAACATCCACAATAACACAACCTCAAAATATGATGAAACCGAGCATCCCACTGTAGCAAACGGAAACGGAGCGATCCAAATTGGGAACCGTCCTCAGTCCTATAACATGCTCCAACAGACAGACAATATTAAAATTTATAATAACACGATAAATAATGGAGCAGGAAGCGGAATTCTTCTTATGGATGCTGACGGTTCAAGTGGAACCACTGCTCAGAATGTCCATATATGGAATAATACGCTAAACGGCTGCGGTTGGATGCGTAACATAAAATATAATGCAGGAATTTCAATATGGAATTGGGGCAATGGTCTAACAATTGAATATAATACAATATCAGGTTCTTATAACGCCGGTGTTCTCGCTTATAGTTCAATAGCTTCAGGTTGTACAGTCCAACTTAACAATAATAATATTACAGGAACGTTAGCCACACTTGCCACTGATGCAACAAGAAAATTACCTGTAACCGGTTACGGAGTCCTTAATTATGTCCCTTCCAAAATGACGATTTATGCGGAGAATAATTATCTTGCTAATAATCTTACAGGAGACTACTATCAGGTAACACCCCGATCTGAAGGCACTACTTCAAATCCAGAATATGATTCAGGTGGTACTTCTGAAGGTGGGAATACTCCTGCTACTCGTTATATCCCCCCAATCCGCATAATCCAAGAAGAACTCGATGATTATTATATTACAGGAAAATCGGGGTACGTTAACGGCATTCCCTTCTATTGGCAACAGAAAAAGACAGATGTTACAAAATCAGTCGGAGAACATAAAGCACCTGGAATAGTTGGGTTGAACCTAACCGATTTTGATTTTAAGGGTGCTGAACTTACTTTAGACTGTTATGCTTATTCCATAGATGAACTGTATGAGGTTTTAGCTGCTTTCTATGATACTAGTAGGGGAAGAACTACAGTAGAATTGGGTTACCCATATCTAAATAAACAGATTTCCGGTATTGCTGTAAATCATTCTTCTGATCTCAGGCTAAATTCTGACATTCCTGATAGAGCACATCCTTATTCCATTCTGTTCATGATGGACAAACCGTACTTAGAAAGTACTACCAAAAAAGTAAGGGGTCGGTATGTTACCGGCTCTATGGAATGGAGTAGTGACGACACTTACGCAGGGAACCTCTTAAAGAATCCCTCTTTTGAGAGCTGGGTAAAAAGCACAGAAATGGATTTTGTAATAGGAGTGAGTCCAGCAAGTATAGATAATGAATGGCGCGGTGTTTGTTTTTCGGATTATCTTTCTTTGTTCTGTGCTGTTTCCAGAGGGTCAGGGGACGCAACGGACACTCGAATAGCAATATCCCCCGATGGGGAAGAATGGGCAATCTACGACATGACTGGAGTTACAAATGCCAACAATCGCTGGAGTGCGATAACTTGGGGATCATGCATATGGCTTGACGCGGGAGAACTACTCGAAGGCAGGTTTGTAGCAGTATCAATTTCTGGAACCTCGGACAGAGCAATATATTCTATTGATGGAATGACATGGTTTCCAGGGGTGACCCCGACTGGAGTAGATAATAACTGGGGTTCGATCTGCTATGTTAGGGATGATGATGCAGAGATTTATCGTTATGTCGCTGTCAGTTATGGTGCTTCCGAAACTAACCGAGTCATGTATTCAGATGATGGGGGT